GCAAGAAAAAAAATAGATACAAACTGAAATTAATAAATTAAAAGCCTCATTAAGTGCGGGTGTTGAAGCTCGTCTCCGCGAACAATAGAAAAAAGATAAAATTAATTTTTATAAACTTTCTATTTCTGAAGCAGATTTAGCTGATGTAAAAATGCTATAGAATTTAAAATCTTCTTTTCATAAACCTGTTGTTTTAAGTAAACTTATATGGACTCAATATTTCCAAAAACAAATGACAGAATTATGTGATAGAATTTTAGGAAAAAAGACTGTTTGTGGCATTTATAAAATTACTAATTTATTAACAGAACAATGTTATATTGGTCAAAGTGTTAATATTAGTGATAGATGGAAGCAACATTGTAAATGCGGTTTAGGTATTGAAGCATCCGCAACAAATGTTTTATATAATGCCATGCAAAAAAATGGAGTATGGAATTTTAGTTTTGAATTATTAGAATAGTGTTCAAAAGATCAATTAAATGAAAAAGAAAGATTTTGGATATAGATGTATCAAAGTAATAAATTTGGTTTAAATACTACAAAGGGGAATTTATAATGATTAAAGTTTTTACTTTAAATAAAAATAATAAAATTGAATTAACTAAATAGGAATTACAAAAGTTATTAGATGAATCTTATTGGGAGGGCAGAAATTCAGTTTATATCTCACCCTCTTGGACATATGTTTCTCCAACTAAATGGACTTGTGATACCACAACAGAGCCATTATCAACAAACGCAGCAACCGCAACAATTATAGTAGGAGATAATAAAAATGAAATTTGAAAATACACAAGTTTGGGGATTTGAACATGCAATACGAGGTATGAGAAATCCTAAAAATAGTTGGGATAAAAGCGATAGTTATTTTAATATTACAGATGATTATGATGAAGGGATTCTTGATGTAGCTGACGCCTGGGTTTATCAAAATTATCCTGAGTTGAATGGGCATGAAGATACTAAAGAATTTTTTGATTTAGAAGATAAATGTTGTAATTGGTTACTTACAGAAGGAATTTTAAAAGAATCCAAAAATTATCAGTATAGGGATAATGCTTTTATCGGACCTAATGATATGAAACTTGCCCAAACATTGATTAAGGCCGGTCCAGAACATCGTAAATTTTTACGACAAATTTTTGTATCAGTTGATATTACAGCTCCACTTTATTGGTGGAAATAGATGGATACTTATAAAATTGGAACCATCGCTAATAGTACATCAACAATGCATAAATTAACTAGTAAACCTATTACTATTGATTGTTTTGAAACAGATGATATGAATCCTGATTTAATATATTATAGTATTCCAGAATATGCAGGTGGACCAGCAAAAAATGATATTGGAATGTTATCTGATTTTATGATTGAACAGCTTGAATTTCTTCGTCAAAAATATATTGAAACAAAAAATAAAGGATACTGGAAAGAACTCGTGCGGTGGTTGCCTGAAAGCTGGTTACAAACTAGAACTTGGACCGCAAATTATGAAGTCCTTCATACTATTGCTCATCAACGTAAAAATCATAAGTTAAATGAATGGAGCGGGCAAGATGATCCATCTAAAAATAATTTTATTAAATGGATGCATGAATTACCTTATGCTCAATATTTAATTTTTGATGATGAAAATATTCCTTTTCAAATTGAAAAATAAAAAATAAAATGTTATAATATAATTACAAGATGAAAATTATATTATAAATGAAAAGGAAAAATCACAAATGACTAAGAAAGAAGCCTTTATTGATTTTGTAAATTATTTTTTTGAAGATAATGATGTACGTTTTGAGAATGATGGAAAATTTCAATTAGCTAAAGAATTTTTTGAAGATTTTAAAAATAATAAAATCAAAAATTCAGGAGCCATGACAGAAAATGGTAAGAAGTTACTTTCTTGGATGCAGGAGAATGTAGATACAATGACTAATCTCTTTACATCCAAAGAAGCAGCTGAAGCCCTTTTTACCTCAGGTCGCTCTATTGCAGGTTCTATGCGTAAATTGGTAAATGATGGATATGTGGAAAAAACTGGTAAAGATCCCGTCCAGTATTCTCTTACTGAAGCCGGTAAGAGTTATCAATTTGAAAAATAAAAAAATTTTTGTTATAATATAAAAGTAAAAGTTGATTAATAAAAAGGAGAAAAAATTAAATGAAAGCAAACGCAAGATTTATTAACACAGAAAAAATTGAAGGATATGTTTATAGTACAGGTAGTAATTTTAATCAGCTTTCTGAAAGGGTTTCTGGAGAGAACTCCAAAAATCCTGGTACTAAATATATTGCAGGTGATCTTGACATTGCAGTAGATGAGGCTGGTTTGAACGTAATCAGCATTCATTATACTTATGTAACTGAAACTTATAAAAGTGGTCAGACAAATAATACATATACCGCCCTTAAAAAGATTATTGATAACCCCGAAAAGACCTGGGTAAATGGCGGAAAAGAAAATGCTTTCAAAATCCAGTGTACTGGAACAGCTCTCGCAATTAATGATTTTATTGCAGCAGATGGATCAAAAGTTGCCGCAGTAAGAAATGAAAATGGATTCTGTTCTATCGTGAATGAACTTGGACCAGAGGCAGAGAGAAATACTTTTACAGCAGATATGTTGATTACAAAAGTAACTCATGTAGACGCTGATCCCGAAAAGAATATTGCTGAAGATTTTGCAACTATCAGCGGAGCAATTTTTGGATATGGGCCAGTTCTTTTGCCTGTTTCTTTCGTTGTTCGTAATGAAATGGGTATGAATTATTTTGAAAATCTTGAAGCGACTCCTTCTAATCCTGTTTTCACAAAGGTTTGGGGGCGTATCAATTGCATGACAATTAAGACAGAAAGAACTGAAGAATCTGCATTCGGTGAAGCAGCGGTTCAGACTTATGAAAGAAAGAGTCGTGAATATGTTGTAACTGGTACTGCTAAGGTTCCTTATGATTTTGGTGATGAAGAAGTTCTTACCGCAGCAGACGTAAATAAGATGACTCAGGATCGTCAGGTTATGCTGGCAGAAGTTGAAAAGAGATATAATGAGCGTCAGGCTAATAAGGCCACTGGTGGAGTAAATTTTAATGCAGCTGCTGCAACAAAAGCTGCACAGACTGCAGTACCTGAAGGTGGATTTGTATTTTAATAAAAGGGGAATTAATCTTTCCCTTTCTTTTAAAGAAAGGATATTATAATTATGGCAGATATTGATATTTTTAGTATCCAACCCCATCAGGTAAGTCGTGATCTTCGCGGTTATTCTGTATTTTTCTACGGTGGTTGGAAAACTGGTAAAACTACAATTGCATCAAAGTTTCCTAATGCGCTTCTTCTTGCCTTTGAAAAAGGTTATAATGCGTTGGCGGGTGTTCGTCCACAGCCGATTAATTCTTGGGCAGAATTTAAGAAAGTTTTACGTCAGTTAAAGGATTCCCGCGCAAAAGAAATGTTCGAAACTATTATTGTAGATACTGCGGATATTGCTTATGACTATTGCACAAAATATATTTGTGATAATGCGCAAAGATCTGATGGCGGATATGGAGTAGATTCTATTTCAGATATTCCATTCGGAAAAGGATATGGAATGGTTGAAAAGGAATTTGACACAGCTCTCCGCTCAATCGTTCAGATGGATTATGGTCTTGTAATTATTTCGCACGAAACTGATAAAACTTTCACAGATGAAGCAGGGAATCAGTTTAATAAAATTGTTCCTACTCTTGATAAAAGGGCAAATAATATTTGTGCAAGAATGTGCGATATTGTTGGTTATTCAAGAGCAATCACTGATAAGGATGGGAATCTTACCACTAAATTGTTTATGCGTGGAACTCCACGTTATGAAGCTGGTTCAAGGTTTAAATATACTCCAGATTTTATTGATTTTTCATATGATAATCTTGTAAATGCTATTGCGACTGCTATTGATAAACAAGCAGAAGAAGACGGCGCACAGTATTTTACAGATACTCGTAAGAATGCATATGAAGATACTACTAAAGACCTTAATTTTGATGAATTAATGAAAAATTGCAATAATCTAATTAAGGAAATGATTGATAATAATTCTGAGGAAGTCTTTAAAGAGTTTTATCAACCTCGTATTGTTCAAATTACAGATAGGTATTTGGGCAGAGGCCAAAAAATGAGTCAATGTTCAAGAGAACAGGTAGAAGCTCTTTCCTTAATTTATGATGATCTCCTCTTACTTTCCAAAGAGACTGAATCAGAATGATTATATATTAAAGACTTGTCAAAAATTTATTTTTTTGACAAGTCTTCTTTTTTTTGTTATAATATAATTAAAGAATTTTTAAAAGGAGATATTGTAAATGGCTCATCATTATGTAAAATGCTTATATTGCGGTGAACAATTTGATAGAGACACTGAACCAACAAAACAAGTCTCCGCACGTAGATACGCTCATATAAAATGTTGGGAAGAACATATTGCTAATATGTCCCAAGAGGAAAGGGATATTGAAGCATTTTATGATTATACAAAAAAACTATTTGGAGAAGATTATAATTATATTTTAACTAAAAAACTTGCTGAAAGATATGTAAAAGAAAATAATTATACTTATAGCGGAATGTTAAAAACTCTTAAATGGTATTATGAAAAAGAAGGTAATTCTTTAGACAAAAGCAATGGTAGCATAGGAATCATTCCATACATTTATAAGCAAGCATTAAATTATTATTATGCATTATATCAGGCACAATTAGTAAATAAAGAAAAAGATATCACTAACTTTACAATACCAAAAGAAAAGATAGTAGAAATTGAATCTCCACGTGTATATGTGCGGCCGCCGCGTATGTGGTTAGAAGAGGAGGAAAATAAATGAGTTCAAAATATTATGATGTTTCTGCTTGTATGCAGGTAATAGGAGATGTATTCATTAATCCTTCTCTCTTGGATTTAGAAGAAAAATATAAATTTCATGAAGAAGATTTTGTTCAAGAATTTCATAAAATTTTATTTGGATGTATTTATAATCTTCATCAACTTGGAGCAAAACAAATATCAATAGAAGATATTGAAAAATATTTAGAGCAAAGACCAAAAAAATATGCAACTTATAAAATAAATAAAGGTTCTGAATATTTAGAAAATATTAAAGAAATGTGCCAACTTGCAGCATTTGATTATTATTATAATCGCATGAAGAAAATGACGCTTTTACGAATGTATAATAAAAATGTTGGAATGGATTTATCTTGGTTATACGATCCTGATAATGTATTAGATGTTAAAAAGAAAGAAGCACAAGAGTCATGGTTTGATAACACTCCAATAAATGAAATTGCAAATACCATTAATGACAAAATTGATGAAATAAAAGCAAAATATATTGATAACTCAGAAGATGGAATTATTCAGGCGGGAGATGGAGCATTAACATTACTTGAAAGATTAAAAACTAATCCAGAAATTGGTTATCCTCTTTATGGAAAATTAGTTAATGCAGTACATCGAGGAGCAAGATTAAAAAAGTTTTATTTGCGGTCAGCTGCTACTGGTGTCGGAAAGACGCGTTCAATGATAGCAGATGCCTGTTCCATTGCTTGTAATAAAATCTATAATCTTGAAACAAAACAATGGGAAGATAATGGGACTCGTGAACCAACTCAATTTATTACAACAGAACAAGAAGAAGATGAGATTCAAACTATGATGATTGCTTTTCTGTCTGGAGTAAATGAAGATCATATTCTTGAAAATACATATACCGAAGGTGAATGG